AACCGGCGAAAGATTATATGAGACCGGAGTAGATAGAGGAGTCCTTTATAGAAAGCAAGCTGATTCTAGTTTTGATAATGGTGTTGCTTGGAACGGACTTACAAATGTTTCAGAAAATCCAACAGGGGCGGAACCTAACCCTATATACGCTGATAATATAAAGTATTTAACTTTAATGTCAGCTGAAGAATTCGAAGCAACAATAGAAGCATATACTTATCCTGATGAATTTGGTGAGTGCGATGGTTCTGCAGAAATAACTACAGGTGTGTCTGCGGGACAACAGCCTAGAAAAGCTTTTGGTTTATCATACAGAACAAAAATAGGTAATGATGTTGATGGAGAGGATTATGGTTATAAGTTACATCTTATTTATGGAGCTTTAGCATCTCCTTCTGAGAAGTCTTATAATACTATAAATGATTCTCCGGAAGCTATAACATTCTCTTGGGATATTTCAACTACACCAGTAGAAGTTACAGGTATGAAACCTACAGCTATACTTACTATAGATTCTAATAAAGTTGACTCTGCTAAATTAGCAACATTAGAGAGTATTCTTTATGGTGAAGACGCTGTAGAAGGAAGATTACCATTACCTGATGAAGTATTAACTATTATGGAAACAACTCCAGATCCTATAGCATTATCATCTACATCTCCAACGGATGAAGATTCTGATGTTGCTATAGATAGCGTTGTAGTTATGACATTTAATAATGTTATAGTTTCAGAATCAGTTTCAATGGCTGATGCAGGAGGAGACATAGTAGCAGGTACTAAATCTTGGGATTCTGAGCATAAGGTATTAACATTTACACCTTCAGTAGATCTTACTAACTCAGAAGTTTATATAGTTACTGTTTCAGGTGTTGTTGACGCACACGGACAAGCATTAACTGCTGAATCATTTAATTTCGAAACAATAGCAATGTAATAATAAGGCTCTCTTAATTGAGAGTCTTTATTAAAAAGAAAGGAGTTTAACATGTTAAAGAAAACTATAAAATACACAGATTATGATGGTAACGAAAGAGAGGAAGATTTCTACTTCAATCTTTCTAAAGCCGAACTAATGGAGATGGAACTATCGCAAAAAGGTGGTATAATAAACTTAATCGAAAGGGTTGTAAAAGAGAAAGATCAGCCAAAGATTCTTGAAATTTTTAAAGACTTAATACTAAGATCTTACGGACAGAAATCACCTGATGGTAAGAGATTTGTTAAAAGCCAAGAAGTGAGAGATAGTTTCGAGCAGACAGAAGCTTATAGCGAATTGTTTATGGAGATAGCACTTGATGAAGACAAAGCAGCAGCCTTCGTAAAAGCTGTCGCTCCTAAAGTGAGTGATAAGGAACGAGAAGAATACGAACGAAGAGTCAACGCTATAAAAGATGGAGTAAAAAAAAGAAGTCAATAATTTATAAAGGAGGTTAGAGATGTTAGAGCTTATAATACCAGAGAATGAACTCTATGATGAGGTAAAAGAAGAATTCATAAACACTAAAAGGCGAGTTTTAAGATTAGAGCATTCTCTAATCTCTTTATCCAAATGGGAATCAAAATGGAAGAAATCTTTTCTAGATAGTGGTAACAAAACTGTTGCTGAAACTATAGATTATATAAAATGTATGACTATAACTCAAAACGTTGATGATGTAATCTATAAAGCTATAACGGATGACTTAATAGCAAAAGTTAATGACTATATAGATGATGATATGACCGCAACAACCTTTGTTAAAAGCAATAGTAAGAAAGGTAGAGAAACTGTAACGGCGGAGTTAATATATTATTGGATGATAGCTTTAAACGTTCCTTTTGAATGCCAAAAATGGCATCTTAATAAATTATTAACTTTAATTAATGTATGTAATATAAAAAATCAACCTAATAAGAAAAAAATGAGTAGACGAGAAATATTAGCTAGAAACAAACGTTTAAACGCTCAGAGAAAAAAGAAATTAGGCACAAAGGGGTAATGTTATGGAAATAAAAAGAAACCTTACTAATATTAACCGAACGCCTTATAATAAGAAACGAGATATAAAATTTTTAGTTATGCACTATTTTGGGGCTTTTGGTACAGCTAAAGAGAATACAAAGTATTTTAAAAATATATACAGAGAAGCTTCAGCTCATTATTTTGTAGATGAGAATGAGATATGGCAATGTGTAGAAGACAATGATATAGCTTGGCATTGTGGTGACGATCGTAAACACGACGGACCATATAAAGGTATCTGTACGAATTTAAATTCTATATCTATAGAAATGCGTCCTAACAAGATTAACAAATCTAGAGTCATAGCTTCGGATAGAGACTGGTACTTTGAAGAAGAAGTTATAGAAAATTCTATAAAATTAGCAAGGTATCTACTAGATAAACACAATATACCATATGATAATATTATAAGACATTATGATGTAACTAGTAAACTTTGCCCACGCCCATTTATGGGCTCAGATATTAATAGATATTATAATAAATCTGGTGATATAATGTGGAACGAATTTATAATGATGGTGAAAGGGGAGGATGAAGTGACCCAAGAACAATTTAATAAGATGATGGAAACATATTTAAAAGAGAGAAAGAAGAAACCGCCAGCTAAGACATGGGGTAATGAGGAGCGAGAATGGGCCGAATTTCATAAAATAATACTAGGTAACGCTGAAGGAGATAAACAATATAAAGCTTTTGTAACTAGAGAACAAAACATGATATTTATGAAAAGAATATATGATTTAATACTTAAGCAGATGAGAAGATGAAAACTCCTACCTCTAAAAAAATTGTAGCTTTTTGTTTAATAAATGGCGTTCTATGGGTGTGGTGTTCATATTTATTAGCATATTTAGGACGTTATGAAATAGCGGAAGGTCTTTCTAAAGTAGCACTGACACAAATAATAGCTACAGTATTAATATATAATCTTAAAGCTTTATTTGAAAACCTAGCTAAAAATAATGATTGGTTAGATAAGACAGATGCTACTAGTTATAAAAAGAAATTTAAAAGAGGCCAGGATTGTGATTAACAGAATAGAGGTGGTGCCTATATGGTATATTTTGAACACAAAGGCAACTTTAACAAGACAGAAAAGTTTTTACACAGTTTAGAGAAAATGGATTTTGTAAAGAATTTAGATAGATATGGTATGGAGGGTGTTATAGCTTTATCAGCTGCAACCCCTAAAGATACTTCCGAGACAGCAAATGCTTGGTCGTACGAAATAGTAAATGAAAGAGGAAAAATAGGTTTATATTGGACAAACTCTAATGTTGAAAATGGTGTTCCTATAGTTATATTATTAGAACACGGACATGCAACAAGAAATGGCGGATACGTTAAAGGTAGAAACTTCATACAACCCGCAATAAGACCTATATTTGACAGAATAGCAAATGATATGTGGAAGGGGGTTAGAAGATTATGAGTAGTAAAGACGAACGTATTGTTAATATGAAGTTTAATAATGAAAAGTTCCACAAAGGAGTTAAAGAAACTTTAAACGATTTAAAAAATCTTAAAAAAGGTCTAAATCTAGAAGGCGCATCTAAAGGTTTAACCAATTTAGAAAAAAGTGCTAGCTCCTTCTCATTAGATGGTATCGGTAAGGGCGTAGACACAATAGCTAGCAGATTTACAAACTTAGGAATAATAGGTGTAGCAGCATTACAAAATATAACTAATAGAGCTATAGATGCTGGAGCTAGGATTGTAAGCGCTTTAACTCTTGAGCCTGTGTCTTTAGGTTTCCAAGAGTATGAATTAAAGATGGGTTCTATACAGACTATTATGGCTGGTACAGGTAGATCGCTAGAAGATGTTAATGATATGCTTGCTAAGTTAAATAAATATTCTGACCAAACAGTATATTCCTTCCAAGACATGACTAGTAGTATAGGTAAATTTACTAACGCTGGGGTATCATTAGAAGACGCTGAGGGAGCTATTAGAGGTATTAGTAACTGGGCTGCTATATCAGGTGTAGGAGCGCAAGGAGCTTCTATGGCTATGTACAATCTTTCTCAAGCTATGTCTATGGATAAGTTGACGTTACTTGACTGGCGTTCTATTGAGAATGCTGATATGGCAACTATGCAGTTTAAACAAAACATTATAGATACAGGTTTAGAACTCGGAACTCTTACAAAAGTTGAAGGTGGTAGGTACGCAACTCTTGAAGGTGGAATCTTTGATGCTAAAAAAGGATTCAGAGATATGCTTAATGAAGGTTGGATTACCGGAGAAGTATTAAACAAAACTTTGAACAAGTATGCGGATGTAAACAATGAAATAGGTAAAGCTGCTCAAGCAGCAGCAACTGAAGTAAGAAGTGTAAGTATGTTGATGGATACTATGACTGAATTTGTTCAATCAGGATGGACTATGTCTTGGGAGAGTATTATAGGAGATAAAGACCAATCTGTTGAATTACTATCAGGTATAAGTAAAGGGTTTGAAGAGATAATGACACCTTCTATTGATGCTAGGAATGCTATGCTTTCTTTCTGGAACGCAGAAGATGAAGCAGGACGTAGCGGAAGAAAAGATGTTATACAGGGGATTGCTAATACCATTGAATTCTTAGGGGAAGTGTTAAAGCCTGTACGAGACGCATTTAGAGAAGTTTTTCCGCCAATGACTGGCGAGAGATTAGTAGAGTTAAGCGCTCAATTCAAAGCTTTGACAGAAACATTCAAAATGGAAGAAATCACTGCG